TACATGGCACGGATTTTTGACAGGTTGAAGCATGCGAACAGGTTGCTTATAGAAGCAGGAGAAAGCCTGCGGAAAAATGAGGTTTGAGAAAGGAGCAATAAAATGGGAAATAATCGATTTATGGTTGTGTCGGAGAAAACGGGAATCATTGCAATGAATCCGTCGTACGTTGAGCAAAAAGGAAAAAATCTTATCATCTACCTGCCCGGAACGTACAAACAGCTTAAGCTGGAATACAAAACAGAAGAATACGCAAGAGTTGCTTTTGTTGAAATAAAGAGCGCTTATGAATCCGGGAGAATAGACGTTTATATCTAAAAAGGAGAATGAAAAATGCCAAACATGAACGATTGTAAAATTTGTGGAAATCTTGTCCGCGATCCTGAAATCAAGAACACATCGTCCGGGAAAGCGGTAGCAACGATGACGGTAGCGGTCAATCGGTATTTTGTCAATCAGAACGGAGAGAAGCAAGAGTTTACGGATTATGTACGAGTAAAAGCATGGCCACCGTGGGCGGAAGCCATCGGGAACCAGCTGCAGAAGGGGATGCCGGTGTTTATCGAGGGGCGGTACAGCAGTTACTCTTACGGCAAGGACGGCGATAAAAAATACATGACGGAGATTGTCGCTGAATTTGTCGCGAGCCCTTTGAATATCAAGAAAGCACAAGCAGCAGAAGCGGGAACAGGAACAGGCGATTTTGAACAGTTCGGAACGGCTCAAAGTGAACTGCCGCCGCAAAATGATGATTTACCGTTTTAAGGAGGGAGAGAAATGAATACAGCGATGGATGTAGCAAGCGTTGTACTGTTTATTGTTCTGATCATGTATGCAGCTATCAAGCTTGACGAAGCGGCAAGAAAGCTGCGTAGCGAGGAAGAGCGGATTTACGGAGAGAGGCGTAAAAAATGAATAACTTGATCACCCGAAGTTATTCCGGCGATCCGCAAAACAGGAATGTATATGACGGATGGAGCTGTACAGAATATTCTGAATAATCCGACGGCATTCATAGAGATTCTCACGGAATATAAAAAAGTTCAGGATGAAAATAAAAGTCTTGTCTTGAAGAACAGATCATTGAAAGGGGCGCTTGAGATGAAACTGGTGATTCCCGGTCGTCTTCCATGCATGAATGACCTGATCGCTGCTAACCGATTGAACAAGTACGCTGGGGCTGGCGTCAAGAAGAAAACACAGAAAGAGATTATTCTTATCCTGCGCCCGCAAGCAAAAGGGCGGAAGTTTACCGAAAAAGTGAATATCCGTATCGAATATTATGAAAAGGATATGCGCCGGGATGAGGATAATGTCATGAGTGCGGCAAAGTTTATTCTTGACGCGCTGCAGGATATGGATATTATCCTGAATGACAGCCGGAAATATGTGCACTTGACGCAAGAGGTGTTTACGGATAGGGAGAACCCAAGGATTGAAATAGAGGTGAATGAAGCATGAAAATTTTGGATGCCTGCTGTGGCGGTAAAATGTTCTGGACCATATTGGAAACGTCACGGATATGGACTTTGGAGATGAAACATTCGACCTTGTCATATTCGATCCGCCGCATATGATCCGCGCGGGAAAAACATCATGGCTGAATATAAAATACGGAAAGTTACCTGAGAACTGGGAAACATTCTTCAAAAATGCATTTTCGGAAATATTCAGAGTACTGAAAGAAAACGGGGTATTAATCTTTAAATGGAACGAAACACAACTCAAATTTGGCGAAGTGATAAAGCATTCGCCGTATAGACCGATGCTTGGAGACCAGAGAGGACAAACGAGATGGACAGTATTTGTGAAAAACACAGCATTACATCACCACAAGGAAGAAATCTACTGTTAAAAAAGCTTTTATACGAAGAAGGATATAGATTCATAGTAAAGTACGAACTGTTGGGAGAGGTCTATTTATGTATAGATTTTCCACCACCAAAACAACCCTTTGTGGAAATAGAAGAATTAAAAGATTTGGATAATGTTTGTTTAGCAGAAAAAGATGGAGAATTATTTGTGGTGAAGGGAGAGAAAGTATGAAACAAGAAAAAGAAGAATGGGTAGTGTCACTGGATGGAGAAAATTATAACGGATATATGACATACCCGACAAAGAAAGCAGCTATTGAAGCTGGACGGAAGGAATTTGCGAGTGTAAAAAAATGTCAATATTCAGAAGTTTTTGATGGATATATAGGTGATGATAAGTTTTTCTATGTTGCGCTACTTTCGAGGCCAGAACCAACAGCAAACGTTGATAATATTATTATAGATGTAGCGTGCAACGCAGATGTTGTTTATGGCGAATATCGCTTTGATTTTTTAGAAAATGTCACAGAAGAACAAAGAGAAGAGCTTGAAAAAGAAATCAACAAAGTTGTTCAGCGCTGGCTTGATAAATACGAATTGAGAGATTACGGATTTTTAGTTGAAAATGTGGGGCAGGTGAAAGTATGAAGACACTGAAAGGAGAAGATGATGAATAACGGAATGAGACCGGGCATTTTTCATAACCCGGATCCGACATACGAAAAGGCAGCAACAAAAATCAAAAAGGAAGCACAAAAGACGGAAGCGGAGGTCAAAAACTTTTTCGAGGAAATGCGGAAATGTCGGCATACAATTGATTCGTTGAATCAATGTAAGATGCAGTACGAAATGGATATGATCTCTTTGAAGGCGACTCGTTATGACAAAGACCGAGTATCCGGCGGGAAAACATCTGATTTATCCGACATGGTCATCGCTTTTGAAGAAAAGATGAAGGCATCTGAAGAGCTTCGGATTTCCGAACTGAATAAATACGGTGATATGCGAACAAAGGGTTTCAAGTTGATTTCGTTACTCTCTGAAAAAGACGGAATTTTTAAATCTATATTGATTGACCGGTATTTCTTGTGTCAGCCATGGGGAATAATCGCTAATTCACATCATTTCGCATATAAGTATTGTGTAGATTTGGGGAGTTTGGGAATCCGGAAAATTGCAGAAAAAATAAATATCAGGAATAATCAGGAACTTTAAAGTAGTATAATGATAGTGTAAAAGTTCAGGAATTCCTCCCTGGAATGAGAAAGCACGTACTCTACCAAAGTGCGTGCTTTTCGTTTTAATGTGACTGACCCGGTCAATAAAAAGAGCGATATCATCTTCTTTTCTCTCCTTATTACATTTAAAGTGTTTTTTACGTTTTCGTATTCCTCATCGGTCATCTTGACAGACCGTGTGCGGGCACCCGGCGGCAGTGTTCTTTTAGCGCCGGACCCTTTACGACGCCCGCCCCAGCCTGAGGCAGATTTTTTGTTTTCCGCCATTCTTTATTCGTCCTCCTTTTAGTATAAATTATCTGTGGCCATGTTCCACAGATCTTCGTTTTCTGTCTCTTCGTCGGCATTTACTATTCCGCATCGATAATACGTGTTTCCTTTTAACTCCCACATTTGATAGCCCTGATCGTGTTTTTCGAACTTTATAGTTTTGGTGCCATCCGTTAAAATTCTTTCTCCGTCTTCAATACCGATATTTCTAATCATTTTTCTTACCTCCTATGGTTTAAATAATTTGTGGTGTTTTCTATTTCTTGATTGTATATTACTATATCATCTTTTTTATAAAATTATGAAAAGGCGGTGATTACTGTGGGCGCAAGGGGTAAATATGCAAAATGGCTGCAAGCGGATAATCTTCTGCGTCTGCAAGCATGGGCACGAGACGGATTAAGTAATGAGCAGATTGCTCATAATATTGGCATTAATCAAGATACATTGTATACATGGATTAAGAAGTACTCCGAATTTTCCGAGGCATTATCGCGCGGGAAAGAAGTAACTGATATTGTTGCTGAAAATGCATTGTATCAAAAAGCTATCGGAATCAAAGAAACTATAATGAAACCGATAAAACTGAAACAGATTTTATACAAAAATGGAAAACGTATATCTGAAAAAGAATATATCAAGATGGTTCCGGAAGAGGTTTATGTACCGCCGGACGTGAAAGCACTTATTTTTTGGCTGACGAATCGGAAATCGGAATGGAGAGACAAGCAGGAAAAAGAATTATCCGGCAATATCGGAATTAATCTGGTGGTAGATGATGACATCAGTACAGACGATTAATCTTGTTAATGATATTATTCACCCGACAGCGAAACAACGAGAATTTATGCGGACAGTTAAAGATAATACATACATTCTTTATGGCGGTGCAGCAGGTGGCGGGAAATCGTACATTTTACGATGGGAATTAGTCTATCTCCTGATCAGCTGGTACAAGCATCTGAAATTAAAAGGTATCCGCGTTGGGCTGTTTTGCGAAGACTACCCGGCACTGCGGGATAGACAGTTGTCAAAGATAAAAATGGAGTTCCCGAACTGGCTTGGCAGCTACAAAGAGGCGACGCATGAATTTACATTAAATCCGGCTTTCGGCAGCGGAGTGGTGTGTTTCCGCAACTTAGATAATCCGTCAAAGTATTTATCGTCCGAATTTGCGGCCATCGCGATTGACGAATTGACGCTGAATGAACAGACTGTTTTTGATTTTCTCCGTATGCGTCTGCGTTGGGTTGGCGTCGAGGACCCTAAGCTGATTGCTGGAACGAACCCCGGCGGCAAAGGGCACATGTGGGTCAGAAACTTATTCATTGATAGAAATATTCCGCTGGAAATGCAGGATTTTGCAAATAAAATTGCTTTTGTGCAAGCGCGGATAGATGATAATCCATACTTGCCAGCGGGATACAGTGACGCGCTTGATACGCTGCCGGATAAGCTAAGAAAAGCGTATCGTGAGGGCGATTGGAATATATTCGAAGGTCAAGTGTTTGAAGAGTTTCGGACGGATATTCACGTTGTTGAACCGTTTGAAGTACCATCAAGCTGGCAGCGCGGCAGGTCGATGGACTGGGGATACAGCAAGCCATATGCAATCTATGAGTATGCGGTGGATTATGACGGCGTTGTCTATGTAATTAACGAATGGTACGGCTGCAAGCCGGGAACAGTTAACACGGGTACGCAGGAAACGGCGCGGGAAGTAGCGCAGAAGATTAAGCATTTGGGCAGTGAATTTGGCATTGCAGATCCGGCGATTTGGCAAAAGACAGGACATGACGGGCCGTCGATTGCGGAAGTTTTCGCGGCGGAAGGCGTGCCGTGGTATCCGGCGGATAATGACAGGTTAGCCGGGAAAATGCAGGTACACTTACGATTAAAAGAACGAAAATTGAAGATATTTAAAACATGTTATCACTTAATTCGGACGCTTCCTGCGCTAACATACGATAAACACAAGGTTGAAGATGTAGATACACAGCAAGAAGACCATAGTTACGACAGCGTCAGATATTACCTGATGAGCCGTCCGATTCAGCCGGTAAAAGCAGAAAAGCCATTCAATGATGGCTACAGATATGAAGATGAGGAAGGAGATGAACCGACAGCGTGGGGTGTGTAATGAGTGACAGAGCACTTAGAGATTATGCTTATAGAGTGCTCAAATCAGAGTATGGTGAACATATAGAGAACGGGATTTTAATTCCAGCAAAGAAAAGTGATGAGGAGCTGGCGGCGTTCGCAGCGCAAATGCCGCAGTGGCAGCTTGAACAGATGTATGGAATGATGTTTAAAGGAGAGCTTGTCGAATGAGTTTTGATTTATCCGAAGCGCGAAATAACGTAAAAAGGGCACTGCAGCTAACAAGCGAATGGCGCAAAAGCGCAAAAGAAGATTATGATTTCATGCGCGGTAAGCAGTGGACAGATGCAGACTTGAAAGTAATGAAACAGAAATTCCGTCCAGTCATTACAATTAATCGAATCCGTCCGGTTATTAACTTACTGTCCGGTTATGCGGCGCAAAATGAGACAGAACCCGATTTCCTGCCGCGCTCGGAAGAAGATGACCGGGTAGCACGTGTGGCCAAAGGTATTACAAAGTACACTTTTGACAAGACAAATTATCAGAGCGTCAAGAAAAAAGCATTCAAAGATGCGGTCATCTGTGGCGTTGGAAATTATTGGGTCAGTTATGAATTTGATTACGCCCGGATGGATGGACGGATACAGATCAAAAACGTCAGTCCGTTTGATGTGTTCGTTGACCCAGAATGCAAAGAAGATGATTTGTCAGACGCTTTCTACTGCGGACGTTACAGCTGGGAAAGTCCGGATAAATTGAAACAAGTATATGCGGACAAAGCGGATGAAATTGCCATGCTCGCGCATAAATACGATGACAGCGAATTGGAGACGGTTGATACGGAACCGCTCTGGTATTCGCGGGATTTAAAGAAATTAAGGGTGGTTCAATATTGGTATAAAGAGTACACGCGAAAGAAAATTTTCTCTGCAGACGGAATGATTGTCGATGAATCGCAGCCGGATTTATATTCGGCTTTTTTAATGTCCGGAGCGGAACCGGAAGAAATCCCGGTTACGAAAATCAGATATGCGACGTTTTGTGGGGAAGTGCTGCTTGAAGATGGCGAAAGTCCATACAAACACAATCAATTCCCGCTTGTACGGCAGTATTGCTACTTGTCGGGCTACGGTGAGGATGCGGATGACGGATTGGAACCAGCGGGCATTGTGCGGGATCTGAAAGACGCACAGCGCGAACTCAACAAGAACCGCAGCCAGCGTATGCATATCGTCAATCAGCAGTCGCTCGGTGTTCGCTTTTGGACTGGACCGCAGTTTGATGAAAAAGAAAAACGGGAAATTCGGAATCTGTCTACAACGCCGGGCGCGAACATTTTTTTGAAACCGGGTGTGACTTTTACCGATGGGCTTCCGTCGGCGCAGTCGGTCAGCAATATAGAGCTTGAAAACCGCTCAAGCAGTGATTTCTACACGATTTCAGGCATTACTCCGGAGAGCCTGTCAGGCAGTATTGGGGCAATGAGCGGAAAGGCGATTGACTTACGGCAGTCAGTTACCACGGTGCAGACGGCGGAAATATTCGATAAGGCGAAAGAAGCTGAACTGCAGATTGTAAAACTTCTGTGGGGTGATACGTACGCGCCGGGACTAATTCCGCAGTTTTACAACAAAGATAAAGTTATGCGGATTCTCGGCGAGGATGGCAAGAAAGAATTTGTGCAGATACAGCCGGGGCTGGGGCAGGCAATGCAGGAACAGCAGGCGGTAGATCAGAACGGTATGCCGGTAACAGATGAAAACGGAGATCCGGTCACGAAGGTACTGTATGATTTATCCGCTTTTGATTTCGACATTGTGATCACAACATCGCAGGCAAGCGCTACCGCACGGCGGGCGAATCTGTATCAGCTGCTTGAAGCAAAGAAAGCGGGTGTTGACATACCGATGGACATTATTCTTGATTTCATGGATTTCCCGGAAAAGGAAACCGTCAAGAAGCGGATGCAGCAAGCTTCCGAACAGCCGAAAATGCCGGACTTTAAAGTAAGCGCAAGCATTGAGGATTTACCGGCGGAAGCGTTGTCTACTGCATTACAGTCTATCGGCGTGAATATTTCACCACAGCAGATTATGCAGGAAAGATTAGCACTGAAAGGGCGTGCAATCGCTCCGCCGGTGCAACCGCAAATTCCGATACAACAACCACAGCTATTAGGGCAGTAATGCCTTGATATATCGTCCTAAGCAACGACGTTAAAAGGCTTTTTTCTTTCGTCCGAAAAGAGACGGTAAACTACAAAAAATCATTCGACCGCCGACGTCGTTAAACCGGCAGAAGGAGATAATTATGGAGAATGAAGCAATGCTTAACGCAGAAGATTTAGGCTTTGACGCAGAGGATTTGAAAGAAGCAGGTCTTGATAAACAGGAACCGGCAACTCCAGCGGGTAATGATCCAAAGAAACCTGAAGATAATTCTGCAGGTAAACAGCCCAAAACTGAACCTAATCCAGAATCAGAACTCAAAATGGAAATCGAACCAAAAGAACCGGAAGACAATCCGGCAGGCGGTGATTTAAAGAAAGCGCTGGCAGAAGAAAGGGCTCGCAGAAAAGCGGCCGAAGAAGCGGCTAACACTTTGCGTTCGCAGATGAGCATGTCACAGAAACCGGTATTATCTCCGGAAGATTTGAATCAAATTCGCAGTTATGCGCAGCAGGAAGCCGCACGTCGGCTCAAGATTGATGACGCGTCTGATTTGATGTTCACTGACGCCCAGAAGTATCAGGAACTTCTTCATGAACAGGCACGGATTGAATATCAGATGACACGCCAGCAGGAAGAGCGGCAGGAAACCTATCAGAAAAATGTAGCGTTTATTGGAGAGCTTAAGGCTATTCCGAATATCAGTGAATTATGGCAGAAAGGCACTGAAATGCTGGACGGCATGACGCGAAAAGACGCTGCCCCGATTGATGTGGCATTTTCACGTATTGATCAGGGGATAGGCACGGATGCAGACTTCAAAGTTATTCGCGATTTTACTGAAAAGGTAAAATCGGCGATGGCCGCACCCGCGCAAAATCCGCTTGAAACAGCTAAAACACTGCCGAAAGCAAGCGCGTTAAACGGCAACGCTTCGACCGGCGCAAAACTGTCTGAGGAAGAAATCCTCAAGTATGTGGAAGAGGATCGTGAAAACGAGCTTCCAACGGAAATCAGAAAGCAGATTGATGACCTCTGCGGTGATTAATTTTTTTACAAAAAGGAGAATGAAATATGGCACATGAATTTAAAATTCCTGAAAAATTGGTTCCTAAACTCTGGACGAAAAAGGTATGGAGAGAAGGTTTAAAAGCTTCTTATTTTGATAAGTTTACGTCTACTAACGGGAGTAATGTTGTTCATACGAATAAAGATCTAAAACAGGCTAAAGGCGATGAAGTAAACTTTGGACTGGCAATGAATCTTAAAGGGAACGGTGTTTCTGGTAACAACACGCTTAAAGGCAATGAAGAAGAAATGCAGATGTATGATTTCAGCGTAAAGACTACTTTGGTCAGAAACGCAGTTACGCGCTTTGAAGCGGATGACCAGAAATCTCCGTATGAAAATTTGCCTCTTATCAAGGGGGTGTTGGTGCAGTGGCTGTCTGACTGGAAAGATAACAAGCTGATTTCCGCACTGACCGCCAATCCGACAACCGGTGAACGTCTTATTGCGTCTACGGCAGGAACAGAGGTTTCTTTAACGGCTAATGACAAGCTGACCTGTGCGGTAATCGGCCGCGCAAAACGCAAGGCTAAAATGCATGAACCGACAGTGAAACCGCTCAAGATTGACGGACAGGAGAAATACATCATGCTTGTCGGCACATGGGCAGCGCGTGACTTGAAAGCAGATCCGGTATGGCAGGCGGCACAGCAGAACGCGGCAATCCGCGGCAGCAAAAACCCGATTTTCACTGGAGCGCTCGGCGAATATGACGGCGTCGTTCTGTATGAATATGAACGTATCATAAATACGAAAACCGGTGCGTCTTCCGCAAATGTTGTTCATAATTTGCTTTTAGGGCAGCAGGCGGCATGCTTCGCTGTAGCCCGCGAGGCTCGCTTCATTAAAGATGAGGATGATTACGGCAATGTACAGGGGAACGGTATCGCGTTCTTCGGCGGCATTGAAAAATCCATCTACAACAGCAAAGATTATGGCGTGATTCAAGTCATGACCGGCGGTGCTGTAGAGTAATTGCAATGGAGATAAGGTGAGGGCTGTAAAAGCCCTCTTTCCTTTTCTTAAGGAGTAACCATGATAATTAAAGACTTGATTAACCGTGCGTATATGCAGGTGGGCGATACGTCGCAGGTGAACTATACGCCGTATCAGTTTCTGGAGTTTTATAACGAAGGAAATCATATTCTGCATAAGATTGTACTGCGGTATATTCCGGATATTTTACATGTAACGGAGACGGGAGTTCCGAACAGGCCGACGATTGCGCTTTCTTCTTTCGCACTGCAGATTGTATCAGTAAAGGATATGTATGGTCATCCCGCTGATTACACGATGGAAGACCACAAAATCATTACTGCGAAAAATGCGCTGCAACGAGGGCTAACCGTCGTATATATCCCGTCTGCAGATTATGAAGGGATGGATGATGAAAGCGGTTATCCGGCAGAAATAGAAAGTCTTCTGGTGAATTACATGGTAGCGCGGATCCTGAAAGCGGATTTATCGTTTGTTTCCGGATGGGAAGATACGATTTCCGAAATGGCACGTCAAATGGACGATGAAAGCGGTTTTATTGCAAGGGGGTATTGGCCGTATGACAGCAGGCGAACTGATTACGATGATTAATCTGGACACGAATGAAATACTGGATGATAGCACGGAATATATCCCTTATATTAATGCAGCCATTGATTATCTCGTGATGATTTTGGTCCCGATGAAAGACAGAGAAGTTGTAAAAAGTATGGACATTAGCGACAATAATCCGGTACCCGGTGATTTTACAGCGTTTGTTCCGTCGGCGGGTTACCCTGTCCGCATTGTGAACGGGTCTTTCAAGACGTACGGTGGAAAGACTGTCAATGATGTATTTTACGCTGTGAAAAAGCCGCATGTATCAGATGAAACTGATTCGATTCCATTCAGTGAAATCTTTCATTTTGTGCTTGTGCAGCTGGTCTCATTTCTTGTCAAAAAGAAATCTTTAATGCTGGATTATGCCAGTGCAGATAAAGCGTTTATTGCTGATTTAACAACGGCAATCCAAGCGGCAAGAGGGCGATAATATGGGTGAGCGTTTCTTTGCTTCGACAAACGGTTTCAGATTAGGTCTGGACTGGAGCAAGCCTGCAGAAAGCATTGATATGCAGAGTTTAACGCAGGCGATTAACTGCGAATACAGCCCGACGGACGGCGCGCTTCAAACAGTGCCGGGCGTGAAAATAATTTATACGGGAACGGCGGATATCGAGAGCCTGTATTATGACAATTACCGCAAGCAGTTTTACTTTTCCTGCGGACGTGATTTGTACAAAACGGCAGATTGGGTAACAGTAACGCCGCTGGGAACGCTAACGGGGAACAGCACTCCGAAGTATCATGCTTTTAATCATGACATTTTGATTGCTTCCGGCGGTAAATTGCAGGCTGTTTCCGGTGCTGGCGTGCTGTCTACTGTAGATGAAAGCCCTACTTGCAAGTTTGTGAGCAGCCACAGCGGCTCTGTCATTGTGGCGTCTATTTATGGACACCGTATCACATGGTCAGCTGTTGGTGATTATAGATCGTGGACGCCGGACAGCAATAATTCCGCTTCTGCGCAGTATGTAGAGGTTGGTTATAAAGATCCCGGCTGTATTATAGCTATTGATTTCTTGTCAAAGGCTATCATTGTATACAAAGAATATGGGCGGGCGTATCAAGTTGTTGGTAATCCACACGAGAAGACACTTGCTGTTTATCCTCTTTCTGAAACGGCTTTGTGCTGCGGTAGTTCTATCAGCATTGATGACCGAAGTTATTATTTAGGCGATGCGGGGCTGATGAGTTTTGTTCCGACAAATACGTATGCGAATATTCAGCCGTCCGAAGTGGGTCTTAATATCAATGCGCAGCTGACAACGATTACATCGGAACAAGCCCGGATGTGGCATATTCCCGGAAGGAAACAGCTGTGGATTAAACCGGGGAAAAATCAGAATATATTTATCTATCATTATCTGCCGCGGTATGAGGATGGCCGTGGCGTTTTCACGTCAAGGTCTTTCGTTCATGATCTGCATGACGTACTGACGGTCGGCAAGGATGTCTATATCGCTTACGGAAACAAAATCGGCATTCTGGATATGGGTGTTGATACCGATGACGGAGAACAGATTACGACATCTATTGTTTCAGGGAACAGATTGGCGCAAAGACTGTTCTTACTGTTATTCTCTTATAATTTCGTATCAAGCAACCGTATCGAAGGTTACGGCAGCATTACGATTAGCGATAAACGGGCAAAACCTGTTACATTTAAAGCGGCCGGTACAAAGTTATACTATGCGAATGAAAAGTTGATTAATGCAACCGGCAGGCTGAATAGCAATGAGTATACGAAAGTAAATAAGATCGGCGGCGGAGCGAACCGCCATCTGCAGATAAAAATATTTGTTGCCAAGGGCGCTATCGCTTTGCGGCAGTTTGATTATACTTACGAGGAGGTTTAAATGCCTTATACGGAAAAATATCCTTTGAACCCGACGCCGCAAGGAGACAGCACGAAAGAAGCTGTACTAAAGAATAGGGAAGAAATCAAGACAATCGGGAATAAGCTTTCCGCACAATCAAAAGGCGGCGGGAGCGGTCTTCGGCAGCGTATTTTATACGGGAAAAATAGCGGTGGGAAGTATAGTTTTCTTTTTGGCGATGGATTGTCGGTCATTATTGACGGAAGTGTGATACCTGTTGTTTTAACGCTGGCAGACGGCTTTAATGAAAACGGTGCGAAAGATTATGTAGAAACAATTGATAAGAAAATCAGTGCATGGACGTTGCCGATTAATACAACAAGCTATCTGTTTGTAGAACGGAATAACGCAGGTGCTTTATCTTACGGGAGCGCAATAACAAAACCGGTGTTTTCTGCTTCCTTGCCTTCCGGCATTGCCACAAACACTCATGTTTTCAACACACTTGAGCAGAAGATGTATTACTACAATGGTACAGAATGGAAAGCTGTCGTAAGAGTTTTTGTTGCAGCGGTAACGACGAATGCAACCGGCGTAACAAAGATTGAGTATATGAATAATGCGGCAGCGGTAGAAATGACGGAAGCTGAAAAAGAAAAGCTGTCAGGTATTGAAGACAAAGCGGAAGTTAATCAAAACGCATTTTCTAAAGTAAAAATCGGTGATAAAGAACTTGTTGCGGCAGTGAAACAGGCTGTCCTTGAATTAATCGCCGGGGATAACATTAAAATTACTCCGGATGCAGATGGTTCGAAAATAACGATAGATATAGCAAACAAAGAAGAAATATTTGATCCCGATAATTACTACACTAAGGACAAAGCAGACGAACGTTATTATCATGAAGATGTACCTTTGCCGGTAGCTTATAATAACGAAGTTAATTTTGCGGGAAATGCAGCCACAATACAGTTCGGCTTTCGTGACCACAATATTAAAACATATTGGTTTGGCAACGGCACGCAGGGCGGATTAGCCGATATCACCGCGAAGGCGCTTGATGGCAATTTGTGTTCCGGTTCTTTTAATGGTACGCAACAAATGAATGACTGGTTGCGTCAGCACTATAAAGATGATAACGTTTATGCTTGTCTTGCACACCGAGCCCATGAAATTGTAATTAACGGCAATAAGCAATGGGGAACTGTTTTAATGAGCGCTTATCCGACACATGACGGACGAGCATTAATAACACAGCTGTTTTTTGCTAATTCTAATGGTTTGTTTTATCGCTATCTGAATACACCAGATGAGATAGATAATACAAATAATTGGTATCAGATTGTGGGCACAAACAATGAGAATAAGCTGAAGATTGGCAACAATTACATATGGTTTGCGTGAGGTGGTGTTCATGAGTGTTTTTAAACATTTATGTTATCAGAAAGAGAACGGGGAAACAGGACAGTGTGATGTATATGATGACCAGAACGAATGTCCAGACCCGCGAACGTATGTCAACGTAGACGGAAGAGATGGCTATGTAAAACTGGGGGAGTTTAATGACCCGCAGGCAAGTCCTTTGCGGTGTTATGTAGCCAGTGCAGGACGGGAATTCGCGATTTTAAAGGTAGCAATCCCAACTGGCAGCTTTACAGCACAAAATTATAATGGTGCGTCTTATGACTGGACATGTCCTCGATTGATTACGAAAATAAAATGTACCTCGGCGGGAGAATGGGATAAATATGTAAATGTCACCCCGGGAACAGTTTACACGTTTATGTGTGTTAAAAATTTCGGTAAACATAAATGGGTGATATACGTTGGGGGGAATGCTTTTGTTTCTTTGTTTGGCGGAAATGACCCGCTTATCGTTTGGTGGTCACAAGAGATCAATAATTCATGAACAAGATAGGGTGATGAGATGAATTGAAATTATCAAGTTTACAGGAAATGATAAAAGATTATGAACGTATCACTGGCGAATCCGTCAGTTTTGATGGGTTCTTTTTTGATGATGATCTTCATGATAAACAGGGAACGCATTTCAAGTTTTTTCCGAATGCCGGATTTCTTTTCTGGCAGTTGATTAAGCATGAGAGAATCGTTTATTTCCAGATTCTTGAAACATACGGCAAGTTTCACAAAATGGTTGATTACATCAGAGAGGTGATGGTCCTTAATGGGGTAAAAGATATCGTGACAATGACGACGCGCAATCCGAAAGCACATATACGCCGATGGAAGATGATTCACCATCCGGAACAAGATTATGACTACGAGGGGCGTCATTACTATGTGCTGACCGGCACAATTGAGAATTTACAGTAGAAAGGAGATTGCATGCTATTATTTGATTTACAGCTGTTCGGGAAAAAGGGGACAAAGATAACGACAACGCCGGCGCAAGTGCCACAGATGTCCGATGAGGAAAAAGGGCTGCTTGGCGAACAGCTGAAATGGGCACAGACTACACAGCCGGTGGCACAAAACCTGCTGAATATGGCTAATCAAGCACTAAGCAGCCAGCAGGTTACGCCGAATCCCAATTGGCAGACATTGTATGACCGGGCGCAGAATCAGACGGCAGCCAATAATCAGCTGGTACAGGGACTGATTCCGCAGGTAAATGCAAATACAGACGCTAATGCAGCGGCTAACAACCGTTTCTCTGGGCTGCTGGGGAATGCTATTCAGTCTATGACACAGGGGAATAAAGAACTGGCGTCTGAATACAATACGGCCATGCAGAACAATAATACTGCTATGCAAGGATTGTTAAACGGTGTGCTGCCATCTTCTTATGCGGAGAATCGACAAAAGGCATTACAAGCTGATTTAACGAATACAGTCGGGAGTACATTGTCCGGACTGGCCAGCCGGGGAATTATCAATTCTTCACAGGCGGACAGCGCATTCAATGATATTTCCCGAAATGCATCTAATACGCTGGCCGCACAGTACGGAAATGATATGCAGACAGCCGCGGGACTTGCCGGACAGGCCTATAACAGCCAATTGGCGGGCATTAACGGTAAGGCCGGACTTTTGGGGGATATGTTCAGGAACCAACTTTCCGGCTACGGGCAGCAGGCTGATTTGGCAAATACGAATTTTAACAACCGGCAGCAGGGGATTTCAACGCTGTCACAGCTGGCGAACCAGTCGCAGCAGATGGCAACGGATCCGATTAAAACAGCGGCAACGGCGCAGGAAGCGGCGACCAACACGCCGATGAAATATTTAGCGATGGCGACAGGACAGAACGCACCAACGCAAGGGTTATTATCTCAATTATCACAGCAGCGGTATTCAGTAGCTTCTCCCGCGCAGACGGTTGTTCGTCAAGGGAGCGGCGGATTTTTTGGAGGTCTTATGAGCGGATTAGGAAGTTATTTTGCATGTTTTACAGCAGGAACAGAAATTTCAACACCGGAAGGTGCAGTTGCCATTGAACAGATGGCATTTGGTGATCAGGTTATTTCTCTTGACACGGTGAATGAAGTTACAGAACTTCATGACATGGGTGAGGCAGATATTTATGAGCTTCATACGCCATCCTGCACAGTAGAAACTACGCAGACAGAAGTATTTATGACGCCTGACGGAAAGAAATCTTTAACCGAACTTTCCGAAGGTGAGAGTGTCATGACAGTAAACGGATTTGAACCGATTACATCAATTGTAGAAACCGGTCGAAAAGAAAAGGTTTATGAACTGGAATTGACCGGTGACAATATGTTCTATGCAAACGGTATCTTGGCGGAAGGCTTGACAGAAGCTGACAAAGCGGGTAATGACCCGGATGGAGACATTATTCCTGCAGAAGCGGTTGACGTTGTTCCTGCAGAACAGAGAACAGAAGATTCTGCAGAAGAACTTATGCAGGAAACGTCTGCAGAAGAAACAACGGATGAAACAGAGAAAAAGCCGGCAGCTAAGAAGTCGGCAACAAGAAGAAAGACGGTTGCTAAGAAAGCGGGTAAATAATCATGAGTGTTATCTATGTACAGGATAAATCACCATGGGATCAGATTGGGAATCTGGCGGGACTGTGGGCGGCAAACCGTCTGCAGAAGATACAGGATACCCGCAATGCTAAAGATTATGCAACAAGAGTATTCGGGGGCTATCAAGAGGAACAGTCCCCGGGACTTTTGTCTCAATTGACACAGCCGCAGACCCCGCAGATGGGCAGTGGCCTTTTTGCACAGGACGGTCTTGAAAAAGCAATGCCTCATTTCAAGATTAACACTACCGGCACACAGCCTTTGCAGTCTTCGGTTCCGGCGGGACAGGACGCATTAGAACAGGCAGCTCCCCATTATCAGTTGAATATGCAACAGACACAGCCGCAAACACAAACGCAGCCAAGTGCGCCTGACAGGAGCCAAATTAAGCAGTCGCTTCGGAATAAAGCCGGGGCGGCGTATGTCAGCTTTATCAAGAGTGGTTACGGTCAGCAGGAAGCAGCGCGTATGGCAAAAGAAATGCTCGAAAATGACACAGCAGAAGAATATGGTAAACAGCTTAGCGCCTATCAGGACAGCGTTCTTGAGCCGGCAAGACAGGATATTCTGAATCAGCTTGTCTATATCACGGATAAAGACGGGAATGCGACAGTCAGCGGTTATGATCCGAAAAAGCTTAAGGCAATGGCGCCGCGGATTGCCGCTTATAATTACCGTGCTCAGCAGCTGGGGCTTCCACAGATTGATATGAATATGCTAAATAACATCAACGCGTTGGATAAGCCGAATATTTCTTATAAGACAATGCCAAATGGCCAGCTTGTAGGAATCAATGGCGATACAGGAGCTGTCCAGCAGATGGGGAATTATGCACCGCCGCAAGATCCGCGACGTTTTTATGTGAATACCGGCGGCGGATTATTTGATGTCAGAAGCGGGCAGGTTATTCCTGGTACGGCAAGAGAAGTGCAAGGGCCCGGAACGAGCGGGTACAATTCACAGATTATTTCACAGCTAAGTCACTTGCAGCAGATGTACGAGAAGCAACATATGTATGATGATGATTTCGATCCCGCAAAATCTCCTTATTATGCACAGCTGCAACAGGTTTTAGGCTTGCAGCAGCCCGGACAGCCGGGAGATGTAACAGGCGGGCAGAAACAGCTTGTGAATGATGAGCAAGGTCTCAGTAATAAAATCATGGAAATGCGGCAGCATATGTCCAAAGAAGAAGTACAGCAGGCATTACGAAACGAAGGACTCGGTTTCTATGCAGCATGGGTACCGTAAAGAGGTAAAATATGGGTTATTTTGATGAATTTCAGCGCGCTGGCGGTAATACTGGCGGTGAAAGATATTTTGATGAATTCAAGAATCAGCCGCCGCAGGATTCGTCTTTGCTTGATAAGGCCAAAGGCTTTTTGAACAGCATCGATGACGCTTATGAAGAAGGGCGTGCAGCGCGTAAAGCGCAGTGGGAGAAGACAAAAGCCAATGTATGGAATACTCTTTCTGGTTACGCGGCTAATGCCGGCAAAGCGATAGAAAATTACGGCAATGAAATTACGGCTGCCGGAGAACGTGCCATGGAAGCATATAACAACGGAGAATCCATCAATATGGAAGATCCAACGCAAGGCTTTGAAGGTGAAAATTATAACCGGGCAAAAATGAATGTCTACAATGAATTGGTAGGCAAGCCTGCCGGGTACACCGCCATTACGCCCGGTATGCCCGGCATTGTCCGCATGGCAGGCGGTGCTTTAGCTGTCCCGACTCTTGTCGATTCTACCATGCAGACTTATAACCAGAACATTGAAAATGACGACGGTACGCCTGTTATCAGCACAGCAAAAGGGGCTCTTTTGGATCCGGTCATTAATCCGGTTAAAGAAGCGGTTACCCATCCGGGAGAATACGCACAGAGCCTTGTGGATAATCCGACCGAATTATGGGATAAAGTATTCTTGCCGGGGGCGGTACTCCACGGAGCGGCTAAAGGCATAAAAAAAGCAACGCCTAAAAGTATCAGCGAGCCTATTCGCGAGCATATCACAGAACCGTTTAATGAACATGTTATTGATCCGGTAAAGAGCGGCATTGCTAATGCGAAAGGTCGTTTTTTTGATTCTTTTAAACGTGGCGGAGAAACAGGTTTTGATGATTTAGCCCGTGATACAGAGATGGGTACACAGGCACTTAAAGAAACAAACCTGCCGCCAGAATACGGTGAAACTGGAGATATAAAAACGGATGTATATAACCGGCTCCGCCAAAATGGATTTACCGATTCGGAAGCAGCGGGGATTACGGGGAACATTGCACAGGAATCCATGTTTGATACAGAAGCACTTTCAAAAGATGGGTATAATTCCCACGGGCTGGTGCAGTGGACAGGCGACAGGAAAACGCATTTAGAGCAATTCGCCCGGAAAAATGGATTAGATCCTAAAGATTGGCGTACACAGGTAGATTTTATTTCCGAAGAGATGAATACTACAGAACGGGCGGCTTTTGAAGCACTCCGCAAAAATCCGAATATCACTCCGGAAGAAGCCGCACATATTGTCCGCGAACAGTATGAACGTCCGGATCCGGCAGTGGCCAATGACGCATACCGCCAGCAGATAGCCAGAGAGGTATATAATGGCCGCAATGTCCGCCCTATGCAGCGTCCTATGCAGAACAGTTTCAATGATTTTGCCGAAGATGTAAAACAAGCTACGCCGGAAGAAGCAAATTTAAATTTCATGAAGGATCCGGTGAAAGATATTACTCCGGAAGAATTATCCGATCATATCAAAAATGGAACTATTCCTAAGGAAGTATTCCGTACATATGACGAAACGGAATATAGCGCATTCAAAGATTTACCGGAAAAACAGAAATTTGAATATGCACGTCAGGAAACGCTTAAACTTGCTGACGGAATAGACGATCCGATGGGAGAAAAAGTAAGAGTTATTTTTGACAAAGAAAACAAAAATGCAGTAGATGACGCAGTTAAAGCTTTCACTTCCGGACATGGCGAAAATATGTCTATTTCTGATAGCCGTGCATTTGCAACTGGATTGATAAAAGATACTGTTCAAAATCCGGATTTTATTCTTAAGCAAAAGAACGGAAGAAAACTCTATGTGAATCTATGGCGCGGAAAAGATAATTTGTTACATCAAATAGCGGTCAGCATGGATAAAACCGATAAAGGGAAAATTATCTCTTCAAGTACGGCTATGGATAAGCCCAGACATCGAAACAATGCTATTAATCAGCTTTCAAGAGATATAAAAAACGCCGACGAATTAATTTACGTCGGCGAAAATATTCGAGGTCGTCAGTCAGGGTATCCTCTGCAACCCTCCAGTGATAGGGGTTCAACGCCGGATACCCAGCTCCACCCATCTGGCAACTCTATTGTAGCAGAAGAAACAGGAAAAGTAAAATTGCCGGGTGATGAACGGTCATTTATGGCAAGACCTGTTGAGGAGGCGGCCGGTAATGACTTGACCACATGGCAGGGAGAGACGATTTCACGCAAGCAGATTCTTGATGATGTAAATAGCATTTTCGGGGCTACGATCAAGAAGGGGCGTGTCGGTAAGAAAGGCACCAACGGCTGGTATAACCCTAAAACGGATATTATACGAACAAGAACATTCGGGGATCCTCGAACTGTTATGCATGAACTTGGCCACTATGTGGATGCAAGGTTTAAATTCAGCAACCGTCCTGGTTTTGATACAGAATTTTCTAATGTTATCCATAAACGTTTTGGAAATGCCTACAATAAGGGCGGTATAAAAACCATCCGAAAGGAAGGGATTGCTGAATTTTTCCATGATTACGTTACCAGCCGCAAGAAAGCGGCTTCTGAATTTCCTACATTTTATAAAGAATTTAAACAGATACTGGAAGGTGATAAAGACCTGCGCGCCGCAGTGGATAAATTGTCTTATGTCGGACATCAGTGGTATGCGCAGCCGGTCTGGGAACGGATGAAAGGGTCTGTTTCTTTTGGCGGTAAAGAAAATCTGCTGCAGAAAACATTGAATTTCTTTAAGGATTCTAAGGAAGTCGCACGGAAAGTTTATCATGAGCCGTATACTACAATGGTTGATGAGCTTCATCCGTTAGAAGAACTTATCGATGAAGTAGAAAAACGTATTGGAAGAAAGCTGAGTGTAGAAGAAAACGCATTTAAGCAGGCGTGGCTTGCGCGCGGTTGGGCAGGTAAAGCAGAAGCCCTTCTGCAGAATGGTTCGCCTAAGCATAGAATCCCCGCTTTTAAAGAGATTATCCGAAAAATCCCGGATAATCAGCTGAAAGATTTTTCTACGTATCTGACCGCATTGCGCGAACTTGATATGAACCACTGGAACACATTCCTGCCAAGGGATGAGACACCGCTGATTACGAGATTTACAAAATCGGAATGTTTTGACGTCATCAAGCATTATGAGAAGAATCCTGTTTTTGCGAAAGCTGCTGCAGAGATCCACAGATATAATGATTTCCTGCTTGCAAATGCTGTAGATGCCGGTATGTTATCGGTAAAGGCCGCAATGGCTATGAAGAATAAATATCCTCATTATGTACCTTTCTTCCGTGAATTTTATGAAGCTGCAGAAGCACAAAGGAATGGAACAGGAAAGGGATTTGCAAATGTGGGAGCTGTCACAAAGAAAATGCGAGGCAGCACTTTGGACGTAGTAGACCCATTGGAAGGAATAATCCGGAATACTTTCTCAATAATGAGCGCCATCGAACGGAATAAAGTTGGGCAGTCTATCGTGAAACTGTCCAATGTTGATGGCGTGGGAGCATTGATTGAAAAAGTGTCCGGTGCGGCGAAAGTAACGGATCATAGTTTCAGTGTGTGGAAAAACGGGAAGAAGGTTGTTTATAACACGACGCCGGAATTGTATCAGGCATTTAAAATGCTGAATCCGGAAGGCGCAAACATGTTTACGAAGCTTCTCTCCTACCCTGCAAAATGGCTCCGTGCCGGGGCGACGCTGGGACCAGAATTTATTCTGCGTAACCCCGTACGCGACATGATTTCCGCTACGATTTACTCTAAGCATGGATTTATCCCCGTTGTAGACACTCTTAAAGGATTGGGGCTGTATCTGCAAAAGGGCAATACGTATTGGGAATACATGCGGTCGGGTGCGGCACAGGCTAATCTTGTTTCTCTTGATAGAAATTACCTTTCCGGGCAAATGAGAGATCTCTTGCAGCGGCCAAGCGTCAAAAAGATGATTACTACCAATCCGATTGAAGTACTTCGCGGATTATCCGAAGCCACGGAAATGGCTACACGCTTGGCAGAATTTCATAATGTGCGAAAAGGGTATACGGGCATCGGAAATCGGCTGTTCAGCAGAAAGCGAAATCTGGGCAGTATTCAAGAAGCGGCGCTTGAAAGCCGTGATGTGACGCTGGACTTTTCACGAATAGGTTCTCACACAAAATCACTGAATAAGACGATTGCCTTTTTCAATGCGGCTATTCAGGGAACGGATAAGATGTTTCGTGAATGGAAAGCGAATCCGATGGATATGACAGTAAAAACGGCTATGTGGATTACCTTGCCGTCAGTATTGCTTTGGGAACTCAACAAGGACGATCCCCGGTATCAGGAACTGCCGCAGTGGCAGAAAGATATTTTCTGGATTATTCCGACGAAAGACACTCTGATTAAAATTCCCAAACCCTTTGAACTGGGAATTCTTTTCGGTACCGTTCCGGAACGTATGTTGCAGTGGGATTATGACAAAAAAAGAAAACAAAAGGGAGTGGGATTCAAAGGCCTTGCCGGCTCTGTACTTGATTCTATGGCTCCATCCTTCCTGCCGACTGCATTAGTGCCGGCTATTGAAGCGATGACCAATCATTCAATCTTTATGGGGCGCGATATTGTACCGCAAAGCCAGCAGAATACAATTCCTGAATTGCAGTATGGACCTTACACATCAGCAGTTGGCCGAGAAATAGGGGAAACGTTCGGCATTTCTCCCCGCAAGGTAGATAATACTATCCGAGGATACGGCGGCAGCCTTGCCGGACTGGGATTGACACTTACTGATCAGATGGTCGGACTGGATGAAACACGGCCGGCAAAACGATTTTCTGAACAGCCGGGGATTCGTGGATTTACCGCCACGCCATACGCAAGCAGTGAAAGCGTACAGGAAGTTTATGATGCCTATGACAGGCAACTGAAACTGTTCAATGCGGGGCGGGAACTGCATAGGCGGATGGACGGATTCGATCCGCGAGAATTTGAACAGATGAAGAATGCCGTGAAAGCTTTTCAGAATATTAACCTGGCAAAGAAAGCAGTCATGAAAAGTAATTTATCAAGTGAAGCTAAACGAAAGAGGCTGGATGAAATACAAATGTCACAAGTTAGAATTGCAAGAAAGGCATTAGGGAAAGGAGATATCAAATAATTGGAACAGGAATTTTTTCATGCATTACTGCCAATTGCCAGTAATATTGTATATGTTGTTTTATCAATGGCTGTAGGTTTTCTTTGGAATAAAGCCAAGGGGCTACAGGAAAACAGAGAAAAAACAGAAGATGGCGTGCGGGCATTGCTCAAAGACCGTTTAATCGGGATCCACAGCAACGCTATGAAAAAGCAGTATATCACTTACACAGAAATGGAGCGTGCATCAACAATGTATGAAGCTTATCATGGGTTGGGCGGCAATGGTACGGGAACGGCGATCATGGAAGAACTCAAGCATCTTCATATTCAAAGGGATGACTAATCATGATGGAGAAAATCAAAAAACTGTGGACGCGGTATGTGCCACGTATTTCAAGACGTGCGAACACATCGTTAAAAGTAGTGTATCTCTACGGGGCCGGACTTCTGATTCTGTTTTTCATGGTTCTCTTTTCGTGGCTTCATGATTTTTATCGAACAGGAACAGCTAATACGGCACAGTTGATTACATTTTTCAAAGAGTATGCAGCTCCGGCAGTAGTCGGGGCTGTTACTTTTATATCAGTATTTTCTGTCAACAAAAATCGGAACGGTGATTCCGATGCAGCAGAGAAAGGAGCGGCAAACAATGAAGGGGATAGACGTATCGGAAAATAATGGAGTAGTAGACTGGGGTGCTGTAAAAGCGGCAGGCTTTGAGTTTGCGATTATTCGCATCGGCTATGGTAAAGGACACTTAGATAGCCAATTTTATGACAATGTGAATGGCGCTTTAAAAGCAGGACTGAAAATCGGCATTTACCATTATTCTTATGCGTTATCTGACGATGTGGCAGGTATCGAAGCGGATTTTGTTATTCAGACGCTTGAAGAGTGCGGGCTGACTACAGATAAATTACCGATGGGCGTGTGGTTTGACATGGAAGATGGTGATGGTTACAAAGAACGTCATGGCATGCCGGATAAACAGGAACTGACAAACATCTGCAATGTTTTTATTAATCGCTTATGGAATGCAGGTTATAAATATGTGGGATTATATTCTTGTTATGACTGGCTTGTGAATGTTTTAGATGTTGATCAGTTAGGCGGCTGTGCAATATGGTGTGCACAGTTTGATTCGAAATGTGATTATCCGGGTGCCCATATCTGGCAGTATACGGAATCCGAAAACATTGAAGGGAAACTGTTTGATGCGGATGTTGTGATGGAGGTATAAAAATGAACTATCAGGAAAAAGCAAAACAGATTGTTATTGATTATTACAACGGTCGTGTAGAGAAAACGGATAATAAAAAACTGACAGCAGAGGAAGTTTTTATCGTATGGTTTAGTAAAACATTGCAGAACTGGAAAGCATTGGTAAGCACAACAATATCAGACGGAATGTACTACGAAGTCACATACAATGGGGACAAAAAAGAAACATATCTTGATGCATACATAAAATGGGAAAATGTTTGTGTAAAAGATGAGGAGTGATGAAAATGAAGTGTGTAAAAAAAGCAATTCCTGTAGAAGCATGCGCATTGGACGGAAACCATGATGAATGGTTAAAGGATGCAATTAAAAAACAAATTGTAAAGATGAATACAGATGGAACGGCAGAAATTGAAACATTAGAAGGCGTTCAAAAAGCAAGAAAGAACGATTTTATTATCAAAGGCGTCCACGGAGAAATATACCCATGTAGAAGAGATATATTTGAAGAAACTTATGAAGAGCTTGTAGGGGTGTCCGAAGTAGAACAGAATGAAACGGTAAAAATGAGGGGAAGTACGGATTACAAAGAAAGGTTTAAAGCAGAATACTACCAAACAAAAATTCGGTATGACAAATTACACCGGATGCTGATTAAATATGAAGCAGGAACGCTTGATTTTACCCCGACTTGCGATATTGAAATATTAGAAAGGCAAGCAAGGTACATGGGGAATTATCTTAAATGCTTGGAGATAAGAGCAGAAATCGAAAAAATAAAACTGGAGGTATAAATGTGGAAAATAAGAAAAGGGCTTATTTTATCGGCGGTCTTGCTCTCATTGTGGTTATCTCCGTTGTTATCTGGTTCGCATGCGCGGGCAGAAGCACAGTACACGATCTCCGAAACCGATCTGACGACATTAGAAACGAACTTTCAAATGCAGAAAGTGAACAGCGAAAAGAAAGACAGATTATTGATAGAACAGGAGAAGCAATTGAACGAAGCCGAGATGAAATCGGCGAAAGCAGAAAACGAATTGCAGATAGCAAACGAACAAATAAAGAAATTAAAGAAATCGAACGAAGTGACAGAGAACTCATTGAAGAAAACCAGAGAATTATTCAACGAGTACGAGAAAGAGACGGAACGGAAAATCAGAATTAAAACACGACAACGGAATATGTGGATAGCGGCAACGGTTGTAGCCGTGGGAGCGGCCATCTCCCGGAGGTGATCCTATTTTTTCTTCGGATATAGTTGTTAAAAAATAAAAGAGGTGATTATATGAGATGGTTTTTATATGCGCCGCTACAGTTAATCTGTATGATGATTTGTTATATCACCAATCCAATTGTGGTATTGTTTGCCGATGAATCCGGTGAGCTCCCCGGATTACTTTGTCTTTGGCAAACATGGGACGATTCATGTGACAGTGAAGATGGAGTACGTTATGCACCGAAATGGATGCGATATAATTTCTGCAAATATTACTGGGTAGAAAAATGTTATGATCCGGACTACGGACGAATAATAAAACGGTCGATCAACATTGCACCATTGCCGCTAATTGACAAATTTAAGCGGTATTGCTGCCGTGTCTTTTGGCTATCAAGAAATTGTGCTTACGGTTTCGCTTTAACTCTGTTCGGAGCGACAATCAATCCGGATGATATTGTTGTTATTGATGACTATAAGGCAGGAGAATTTGAAAGAAATATACTTGTTACACGGGATCTGAAATATTGGAAGATCTATAATTCCATGCAGATCTTGAACACGAATTACCGATGGAAAATATATTTAGGATGGAAGATTCACGATGTAAAAAACGTTCATTATGCTATGCTGGCATTCCGGGTATGGTTCTGTAAAGCAAATTAAAACGGGGCGGGGAGAAATCCCCGCTTTTTTCTTTTGGACGGCAAAAATACGGCAAAAATTCAGACCAAAATACCGTATTTTAACGGTTATTGTTTTTATCATTATTTCTTGGCCACTCGATAAAATCGAAAAAATCTTAATGTAGCAACACCGTTTACGTGCAAATAAAGCTTATGTTATAATCAAAAACCAGAGGGGAGTTATCCCGCTGAATAAAATCATGGGCTTGTCATAGAAATCATTTTGAAAACGTTATAGGTGCACAGGAGGAA